ACTTTTGACCCAGCCCCGTCACTAAAACATGCGCCTAATCAATGACTTAGACGCATAATCTCATTCGTTTTATAGGTAGTGATTCAATAACGCGACGCAATATAAAACGCTACAAGCGATTATTTTTATGTGGTTGATATGATGATATCAATAGCGAAAAAAAATGCGCAATACGCGCATTGTGCAAGCCCTATGCCTATTTATTCATGCCAGCGTGTGTGAGGATTTATAGGTTCGCCGGTAAGCGAAGCGCCAATCACTCTGCCTGACTTTTCAAGCCGCTGCTTGTGCGCGTCGTGACATCGCTTGCATAGGCTTTGCAGGTTGCCAGCGTTGAAGAATAACGCCGGATTGTTGCGATGCGGGATGACATGATCGGCAATGGATGCCGCGCTGATTATGCCTTGCGCTTGGCAGAATGCGCACAATGGGTGAGATTGTAGCTGGTGAGCGCGTAATACTTTCCAGCGTTTGAGATCGTATAGGGCCATAAAGCCGGATTATAGGCGAAAAAAAACCGGCGCGAAGCCGGTCAAGGGATGGGCGTTTTATTTATAAACGCCGTTTTTAATCTCGATGCGAATATTTTCTGCAATTAAACAGGCTTGATGCATAGTTAAGCCAGAATGTTTTAATACGCCGTCTACATATACGCACCATGCTAGGTGAGTCTGTTTTGTGGTTACTTTCATTTTTCAATCCTTTTCATTTAAGATCAAGCATAGCGAAAAAAGCTATTACAACCAGGATAATCACGCGCCATATTAAAACGGCGACAAGGTGGAAGATGATCATTATCTGCAATTCCATAATTCAGCTAGCGCGTCATCAAGTCCTATATTGTCTGAAAATGATGAGCTGGCACGATCAGACCACCAATAGCCATCAACCATGCCGCGTCTAGTATCAATCCAGATACTAGGGCCACCGAATGCTACCAATATGCGAGCGCCTAGGTATTCGCCGTCGCGATTTACGACGTACTCAATGTCCAGCGCGTATTGCAGATAGTCAAATGCGTCCATTGGCTCGCCGTCGTCGTTCAATTCATCGCCAAAACCATTGGATAATTTAACGGCAATGCTGTCAACGTGATTTTCTAAGTCGATCATGATTGAATCCCTTTCAAATAAACAGAATAAAAGCGAAAAAGAAAACAAGCGCAAGAGCGCCGATAATGTCGTCGATCATTATTGAATCCCTTTTGCATTAGCCTGAATTGCAGAATTACGATCTGCTAAAAAATGGTATGGTTCATCCATGCCAGTCAGCATATCAAGGCAATCACATATATCGATAAAGGTCTCATTTAATGTTGAGTATCCGTCGGTAGCCAAATCATCAGCAATATGATCTGCCGCATTGTATAAAGCGGAATAAATCTTTTTAGTGTCGATCATCATTTTTAATCCCTTTCAAAAAGTATATTTTCAATTGCCTTAAATTGATCTGCGTTTATATTTATAAACTTTGTTTTTACACCAGTTTCGCCATTTACAATCTGTATCTTAAAATCAAAATTATATTGATGAGGTGGTAATGGTGAAACATTAAAAAGCTCGGATTCTATAAAAGTCATTTTTAATCCCTTTCAAAATAACCGGCGTCTGCCGTATGACTGAACTATGCACCAGGCAGGCAAAATTATTCTAATTGTTTTTTTTTATCAATAATCAATTTTGATAAATTTATGCAATACCTAGTCTGCCTGCATAAATCCACCAGGCCAGCTCACAGATCAGGAAACCAAACCAAAGTGGGTATCACTTCCTGGGTATTAAAACAAAACACAAAATTTCCTTTACAAAGTTTCCTTAAAGTTTCCTTAAAGCCAAAACTGAATGGTAAAATTTCCCATAGCCAAATGGTAAAGTTTCCCTTATACATATTTCAAAGAAAAATAGGTAGGTTATTTTAGGTGCAGGTTTAGGTTATAGGTTATATACCTATAGGTATATATAACCTAATAACCTACCAAACCCGCATTCTGCCGTTGTTAGGTTTTAGGTTGAAATAACCTAAAATAACCTAAACCTAACGATTATTTACTTAGACTGAAGCATCAAAGATGAGCAAAAGTCATCATTTATTGCTTCAAATTGAGTGTGATTTCTCACGCCTGAGTTGTTAATTCTGATGATTCCTGCCAATACAAGTGAGCCAATAAAGTTTGAATGATTGCCTTGATGGAGTGCTGCTTTCAATTTTGCCGGTGTGTCGTAGATGACTTTTCTCTCTAAATAATCGGCAAGCGCCGATCTTGATATGATTGGGTTATTGTCTGCTGAGAGTTCTTTTCCACAATCAAGCCATGCTTCCGCAAACAGCTTCATGTGTGCCGATACCTTAGAGCCTTTCTTTTCCTCTGTTGGCTCCTCTGTTATTTGCACCACGGCGCTGGTGACAGATTCTCCATCTTCATCAAGCCATCCATCGAGATTGACAACTTCCAGCTTGGCGAAGATAGGACGTGCCAATTCCGAATCTTTGGCCTTTTTCTGAATTACGGAAAAGTTAGTACCCCCTTCGTCATTACCCACCCCCTTGATTGGAGTTACGGAAATCTCAATGTCTAACGCACCACGCCATGCGGATGACCCCCTTGCACGATGCTGCGCCTCGTCTGATACGCCGGTATGGTGTACCAGTAGGATTGTGCAATTAAACTCTCTCATAAGCGCAGAACAAGCCTCTAGCATGGTCTTGGCATCCTGTGACGAGTTCTCGTCGCCATGATAGAACCTGTGAAGCGTGTCAATGACAATGATGTCAGGCTTGAATGGCAAACTTCTTATATGCTCAACCACCTGCCTATAGCCTTCTTGCGTGTTAATGTCGCAGCCTGACTTGGATACGAACATACTTAGGTTTTTAACATTGTGCTTTTGCTTGAACGCAGCGATACGCCCCTTTAAGCCCCAGTGACCTTCACCAGCGAGATATAGAACATTAACCGGCTTCACCTTGCGTCCAGCCCATTCTGTTATGCCAGAAGCCATGCGTAAGCACCAGTCAAGCACCAAGAATGATTTACCAGCACCGCTTGGGCCATGCACCATGATGAGTGCGTTCTCTTGTATCCAATCCTTTACGAACCATTTAAGCGGGCTTGGCTTGTGCGAGAACTCATCTGCCTGGACTAACCAGTCATCGGCTGGTGGATTGAGTAGGTTAATAAGATCGCCACCTGCTGCAACGTAGTCATTCGCGTCTCCGTATGATGGTGGCATGACTACCTTTGCGCCATACTTGGCGGCAGCTTGGTCAGCGTACTTCTGACCTGTGCCGGATGTGTCGTTGTCAGCAACGATGATAATGGAGTTCTTGTATTGCTCTCTTGCGATGCGTGTGACTGGAACTAGGTTTGATGCAGAGTAGGCCACGATAGTATATGCCCCTGTGACCTCTGCAATGGTGGCTGCTGTTGCGAAGCCTTCTGCAATGTAGACTGGCTTGGTAGTATCGTATGTGCCGATGCTCCAGAAGCATTCGCCAGTTTCGCCGCCTGGGTGATACTTCTTATCCCCATCGCCTGAGATGTACTGTATTGAACAAAGTTTCCCTTCTGAATTGTAAAGTGGAACGATTAAACGTCCGTCACCTGTTACCCTAGCCCCATGTGCTTCGATTTGTTTTCGCTTTAAGTATGGATGGTCGGATCCTGCGTGAATTGCGCTAGACCAGATGATGTCTACCGTATTGGCAGCGGATTCGTGCTTTGCCTTTTCTTCTTTTTCACGGATAGCCTTTGCCTCTGCCATCCTGCGAGTATGAGCCATCTCCTCTATAGCCGTCAGAGGGCGACCTATATCGGCTCTAAACGATACTGCAACACCTGTGCGCCAATCTCCAAATTGCCCTGCTGGAACACCGTCGGAAAAGACTACATACCAGCCAGAATCGCCTTTCTTGCCGCTGGTGCAAAAGCGATGGATCTTGCCATCAAGGTGAATTGTTGCTGGTGGCGTAAGCCCTGCATCTAGCATAGCCTCAATCAGTTGCGCTTCCGGTGTCTTGGGAATACTTTCAACTGGAGGCGTAAAAGAACCTCCAAATATATTGGATAGGTTACCCATGATAATTCCTTAATTATTTGTCAGATAACGCTGCACTTTTTCAAGTGTAGATTTTCGTGGCGCTGTGATGCCATTGACGAGCCGGTACAGACAGTTCGGATGAACTTTAATCGCCTCGGCAACTGCCTTCAACTGGCGGTCTTTAAGGGCTTTCTTCATTTCTTCAAGATTCATTTTCATTTAACCTTTCAATCAATCCAATATACCCTATGGCATCGACTAAGTTATCTCGTTTCTCTGCGTTCATCTGACGCACCATTTTCAGCACCGACATCATCCAGCATACATCTTCAGCAGATAACAGCACCTGCTGATTGTATTTCTGCCGCATGTATAAACTCCATTGTGTTGCAATGCGCTCAAGGTTTTTTGACGGATGACCGTAAAGTTCCTCACGATCTCCGTGGATGATTTCTTTTGCTTCGTCGAATATTGTGTCACAAAATGGGTTAGTGGACATCGAAAAAATCCTTTTCATGCAGAGGTTCAGCATCAAACGCTTTCTTTACTTCTTCAAACTCGTCAACCAATTCTTGTAGCGTATCTGCGTCCATAATCGGCTCATGGCATCCATCAGGCTTGCCATCTTCGTTGTAGACAACTTTTGCCAGCGCATAAAATTCCTCGTTGGTCTTGATGTCAATAAACTTTATTACCTTATATTTTGCTTCCATAATTTTCTCCGTTAAGTTAAATAGCTATTGCTTGAATTTCCATAGATACATTAAGCAGATTAGGTTTACGCACCGTCTATATAGTAAATGCTGCGGGATATAGAGTTAGCGATTCAAGCCATTCACCTCGCGCTACCGAGGCATGAAAGGGTCTGCCCCGCTGAATTATGTTTTTAATTCAGGAATTGCCAATCTAACACATCCTTTGCACAGTTCGCTAACATGTATCTTACTCCACTGGCAGTCGGTCGTCATTGTGTGCTTGATGAAAGTCGGCTCCATAATGTACTGCCCGAAGCCAGTATAGCGGCGCTGCATTACATAATAGCCGTTGGCTAGTTGTTTGTTGTAACATCCGTATTGTGTTTGCATTTTTTTTCCAAATGTTTGTTTAACTCAACCTGCTCTGATAATGCCATTGCTGTTTGCTCAAGACGTTTTTTAAGTTCAGCGTTTTCTCTCTCAAGGTCACGCACAACTTTTGGCCAATCAATCATTTTCCTCTCCTACCATTTTTCCAGCGTTGGCAATATGATGCTGCCAGCCGTCTTTCAGGTGATTAAAATCTCTCGGTTCAGTCACTTCCGTTTCCTTGCCACACACATCACAAGTATCAATGTGCCATGTTGCAACACCGCATTCACGCCGACCATATTTCTTGCCGCATTTAAGGCATATCCATGTTGGGTAGTTCATGTGTTTTTTTCCTTTAGCTTTGCTTCGACAAATTGAGCAAATTTAAATACTGTAGGACAAAATGGAAGTTCCCATGAATCCACTTCATCCTTAGTCAACCCAACCCATTCACGCTGTGGTGGTGCGGTGTATAGAGTAATGTATTCCAGTTCTTTTGATTCTTCTTCAGTAAAGCTTTCTCCTTCTGATACCAAAAGAATGCCGTCTTCCACGCCCCTGAAATTCCAATACCAGCCAAAAGGCTCCACCTTCTCCGCTTCTTCGATGGCTTTGCTTAATCGCTCGATTGCTTCGTTTGCGTGGGTAATGTCTCCGTTCAAGTCGTGCTTTTCGGTGAAGTAATCTCCAGCATACAAAGCCCAATCTTCCATGTTCTCGGCTATTTGCTTCATGTCAGCCAACGCCTGCTTCATTACGTCAATTAGGTTCATTCTCTAACCTTTCAATAGTAATTTTGACCGGAACCTTATCTGCCATATATTCTTCGAGAGTTGGGTCGCTGCCTTTTGGACGAGTACCGCGCCAGCTAAAATATGTCTCGTTAAGACGCCGATAAAATTCCTCCTTGTTCCTAGAGTAAAAAACAAAACTCAATCGGTTTTTTATCTGTAGTGCATATACTGTAGTCATGGCTCTACTCCGAAGTGACGTTTAATTGCATCTGCCATATCGTGTTTTGTATATACGCCAGCCTCACATTCAAACTTTAAGCACTCCCGCACAATCAGCTCGGCGAATTTCTTGTGGTCAAATTCTGTGTATTCTGCCCACGTTTTGCCGTCAGCGGACTTTCTTCTGCGCGTAACACTCTGGGCGTGAAGCTCTCTAATCTTCTCGTTCATCACTCCACCTCCACTTCTTGCCAGTCTGTGCGCCACTCCACGAAATAAGGGCAAGTTGCAAGCTCTATAGCATCCTCGTTACTGTCAGCGGTCTGCGTAAATTTTTGTCCGTCTTTTTCAAGTACAGCCACCCGATACCGTAGCACTTTCTTTTCTGGCTTGATGCGCCATTGGTGTAAAGGATTGGTCAGAGGGTTGCAGTCGTTAGTTGCTAAGTACCAGCGTGTATTTCCAAATATTTCGTAAAGTCCTTCAACTTCTTTCCCATCTGCAATAGCGTGTATCTCAGCAGCCCATTTGTGTGGTGTTGTCATGCCGTCTCTCCCAATTCTTTCCACCGAATAGCACGGATGATTTCTTCCTCACCGACAGCGGCAATGGCGGATTCGGCTTGCTGGCGCGTGTCGAAGTAGATGGATAAATGCCCTTCGGGAATAGTTCGCCGCACAGCCAAGCCTACACCGTCCTGCACATCTAAATCCCAAATAAAACACCAATTGTCTTTCTCTTTAACAAACTTCCTCGCCCCTTCCTGCTGGCTCAACTTGTAAGCTACACCACGGTAGTGCTTTTCTGCTTCGGCTTCTGCGAGGGTGCGGAATCCGTTGCATTGTTTTAACGAGGTTTTTAACACATATCCTGATTGATAGAGGAACTCATATATACGGCCCCTTTCGTTTATAATAAAAATGCCATCTCCCTCCTGAGGCCAAGGTTTCGGCGACTCCTCCAGTCGTTTGATTTCCTCACCGAGTTCGGCGTATTTCTGTTTCAGTTCGTTCAGGTCTTTGTTCATTTCATGTCCTTTCCAATTTCAGCAGCGGCTTTCACGATTGCTCGGCGGGTTGCTGCGTATGAATTTGTTGTTGAGTGTGGCTCGGTGCATCCTTTGCGTTCGGATAATACATCTGTAAATCCGTCGCTAATCCCAATTGTTAAAAATAGTTTTACACCCAACCGCAGCGCATCGCCGTCATCTTCGAGTGGGTTCCATTCTTCACGGCTTATAAAAAAGCAAGGGCTTCCATATCCGTTAACTCCTTCACATGCGCCAGTAGTTTTTGCAGCAAGCTCCAGCAGTTCTCTGTCAGTCATTTCATTCCTCCAATCTGATTTTGCCGAGGTATTTACTTGTTTGGATTATGTCAGTGGTGGTCATGCTATACACAGGAGGTACAGCGCCATCTTTTTGTTGGCTAAACTTAACTACATTTTCTACCAAGTAAACATACAAATACTTCGGCTCTTTTGCTGGCTTGACGATGCGTAGTTGCCAATTTATATCATCTACCACAAGTAATCCGCCCAGAGGTTTCCATTGCCCTTCTGTATATACTGGATGCATTTCCTCCACCTCTGCACCATCAAGCCATGCGCGGATTACGTCGTCGTATTCAGTCCTCATCACCACACCTCACCTTTCCCTAAAATAAGTATCTGCACCAGTTATTTGCAAAATATCTTTGTCAGACAGTTCGAGATGCTCGATAAGCCGTGCAACGACGTGCTGCAAGTGGTCTACTGTTTCTTCCAGACATTCCAGTTGCCCTTTGTCGTCAAGAACTGCATACGTCATAAGCTCAACCACCGTCATCTCGAATTGCTCTGAACCTTTTGGGGCGAAATTACGCACCACTTTTAGTTTTCTGTTTTTCATCACCACACCTCCTTTACTATCAATACAATCAAACCAATTATAAAAATCAGCTCAATCACCATATCAATCACCACACCTCACCTTTTCCAATAAATTGATGCCTATTCCCACCAGTATCGCTAAACGTAATTGTGCATGCCGCAACCTTCGGCCCATGTATCCAGTCAATAATGCGCGTTCCGGCGAGCGTTACGCATATAATGAGCGATACAGCGATCAAGAAACTTCCAGTATCACTCATGACATCTCCTCAAATCTTTCTTTATGAAGATCAGGGCATACTTTTTTGTGCATTGATTTAAGGGCCATGCCAACTGGATAGTCAATTTTCCTTATTCCTTTCAGCACAATAGAGCTGGCCCATGTATAACTCATTCCAAGCGCCATACTAATTTCAGTCTTGGAATAACCTTCTGCTGCAATGTCGTCAATTACAACGCTCCAATTGACTGTAGATGACCTGGCATCGTCTGCAAGCTGCATCAGCATCTTGTTTTTAGCCTTTTGAAACTTAACTTCTTCAGCCACCATGCGCTTACGCATATCGCCTATTGTTGGAATCATTAGCATTTTTTCTCTCCGTTTTGTGAATTAGTGTTGACATCCTAAAACAAGAAATGTTACTGTGTCAACACTTTCTTGACATGAATGGTTCAGACTAAGAAAGATTACTAGGAGAAACTAAATGGCTATTAGTCTAAAAAACACGCATGACCTGCATGGGAACGGCGTTAAATTACTAATTTACGGAGCCGCTGGCGCAGGCAAAACAAGCCTGATACCAACATTACCAACGCCAGTAGTGCTTTCCGCCGAAGGCGGGCTGCTTTCAATTAAGGATGCACATTTACCTTACATTGAAATTGCTAGCATTGATGATTTGCATGAGGCATATAAGTGGGTGTCGGAATCAAAAGAGGCTGAGGCTTTTGAATCGGTGGCTTTGGATTCCATTAGCGAAATTGCTGAAGTAGTCCTTAACTACGAGCGCAAAGCAACGAAAGACCCGCGCCAAGCATACGGAGCTATGCAAGAGCAGATGCAGGACATTATTCGGATTTTCCGTGACCTGTCCGGCAAGCATGTGTATTTTTCTGCCAAGCTGGATAAGTCGCAGGACGAAATGGGTAAGGTAATGTATAGCCCATCCATGCCTGGAAATAAAACAGGTCAGCAACTTCCATACTTCTTTGACGAAGTATTGGCGCTGCGTGTTGAAAAGGATGCCAATGGCGTGACGCAACGGGCGCTTATGTGTGATTCTGACGGCTCATGGATTGCGAAGGATCGCTCTGGCAAGCTAGAGCAGTGGGAAGCTCCTGACTTGGGTGAGATTATTAAGAAGATTGGAGGTGCATAATGACTGAACTTTCTCGCCTATCAGACCTTTGGATTGAACTAAAGGAAGCCGAGCGCAAGGCTACAGAGGAACGCCGTGAGGTTGAAGATACTATTATGAGCTTGCTAGATATTAGCGAAAGCCTTGATGGTACTGAAACCCGCAAGGATGGTGATTATGCAATCAAGATTGTAGGGCGCATGAATCGGCGTGTAGATACTGACAAGTTGCAACAACTTGCCGCTGAAAACGGATTAACAGATCATCTTTCAACTCTATTCCGGTGGAAGGCTGAGATTAACTCATCCATCTGGAAAGCAAGCGATTCTGCAATCACGCAACCATTACTTGATGCAATAACAACCACACCAGGTCGTCCATCATTCACTATTACTAAGGAGTAACAACATGGCTTTATTAGACGAAGCATTTGATATTAACGCACTGCCAGAGCAACAAAACAACTACGATCCTATTCCTGAAGGTTGGTACGATGTTGTCATCTCCAAGGCAGATGTCAAGCCAACCAAAGACAGCACTGGTCAATACATCAGCATTCGTTACGATGTAACCGGCCCAACGCATCAGGGGCGAGTAGTATTTAGTATCGTCAACATTAAGAACAAGTCTCCAGAGGCTGAAAACATTGGTCGTCAACAGCTTGGTTCTATCATGCGGGCTATCGGTCTGACTAGAGTTGATGACACTGACCAGCTTATCGGTGGGAGACTGCAGGCTAAGGTCACTATCCGTAAGCAAGAAGGCTATGAGCCAACCAACGATGTGCGTGGCTATAAAGCTATTGATGGCGCAGTATTGCCGTCAGCATCGGCTAAAGAGCCTGCTGCCGCCACAGGAAAAGCATCGCCACCTTGGGCTAGGAAATAATTATTAACTGGCGGGGCTTCGGCCTCGCCGCTTATTACGGAGACTGTCATGAACAAACAAATCAAATCCTTAATCATGTTGCCAATCAGCCTGATACTTCTCGGCCTCACATGCCGTGGCATCTGGGAAATATTTAACATCGGATGGAGCGTATTCGGATGGCTATGATTGAAAACACAGTAACCTTAATAGACAAATGCCATGAATCCAGACAAGAACCCCCTAGGTTTCATCTTGGCTGTAGCCTTATTGGTCATAAGTGCGAGCGTTATTTATGGCTATCTTTTCGGTGGGCTGTAATCGAAAAGTTTGAAGGGCGCATATTGCGTCTATTCAGGCGCGGCCAGCAAGAAGAAGCCAATATCATTAAAGACCTCCGTGCCATTGGCGTAGACATCAGGTCAAGCCAAGACAGAGTAGATTTTGGCAAGCATTTCAGTGGATCGGTGGATGGGATCATATACTCAGGGTTGCCTGAATCGCCAAATTCTAAGTCTGTAGCCGAGTTTAAGACGCACTCAAAGAAATCTTTTGATGACTTGGAGAAGTCTGGGTTACAAAAGTCTAAGCCGTTGCATTATTCTCAGATGCAAGTCTACATGCTTGGCTTAAAAATTGACCGAGGCTTCTATCTAGCCGTGTGCAAAGATGACGACCGTATCTATTACGAGCGCATTAAACTTGACAAGGAATTTGCCGAGAAGCTGGTTGAAAAGGGGCATCGTGTCACCATGACCGAGCGTTTGCCGCCACCAATCACCACGGACCCGACTTGGTACGAGTGCCGCTTCTGTCCGGCACATGACTTCTGCCACGGCTCAAAGCAGATTAAAGAAGCCAACTGCCGCACATGCGCCCATGTCACCGTGACAGAAGATGCCTTTTACTGCGAGCGTTGGGGCGGCGATATTCCTGACAAGGCCCAATACGATGGATGTAGTAGTCATGTCATCCATCCTGATCTTGTGCCTTGGAAGATGGGAGAGGCGCACGATCAATGGCATGCTATCTATTACATTGACGGCAGGCCTGTGCTGAATGGTGAAGAAGGCTTTAAGTCTGGTGAGATACTAGCCAATCCATCCGAGTGCGCCAGCCCTTGTGAGTTTACTCAAACATTAAGAGAAGAATTTGATGGGAGGATTGTGGGATGAAATTAGATGCGATGTTTTCTAGTAAAACTGATTTATGGTCAACGCCTCAAGATTTTTTGAAAAATACAATGCTATATACAATTTTGAATTGGATGTTTGCGCTACAAAAGAAAATTCAAAATGTAAAAATTATTTTACAAAAGAAGATGATGGGTTAAGTAATGATTGGACTGGAGTGTGCTGGATGAATCCACCTTATGGCAGAGAGATAATTAAATGGATGAAAAAAGCATACGAATCTAGTCTTAATGGTGCAACCGTTGTTTGCCTTGTTCCTGCAAGAACTGATACAAAATGGTGGCATGAATACGCTATGAAGGGGCAAATTGAATTTATAAGGGGGAGATTAAAATTTGGTAATCAAACAAATTCTGCTCCGTTCCCAAGTGCTGTAGTTATATTTAACGGAAATTAAAATGAACACCAAACTAATCGACTTCAACATCTGGCAGAAGCACCAGCGCAAAGACATGCTTAATAAGGTATATCAGTTCAAGCGAGGCCAAGACTTGTGTGCGCTTGATATATCAATGGGATTAGGCGTTAGTACGCGGACTGCACATGTATATCTGAATGAGTTAACCGATCATGGACACATGATGAAATGGAAAGATGGTCGGCGTTGTTATTATCGGGCGAGGGGGTGAGTATGTTAAGACAATACCAACAAAAGGAAACATAAATGAAACTCCGTGATTATCAAGAGCAATCAATTACTATGTTGTATGATTGGATGGAAAAAAATAACGGCCATCCTTGTTTAGTTCTTCCAACCGGAGCTGGAAAAAGTGTAGTTATTGCAGAGCTTTGTCGCCGTTCAATCAAAAATTGGCCTGACACTCGTATATTGATGCTAGTAAGCTCTAAAGAACTTATCGCACAGAACGCTGCCAAGATGCGCTCAGTCTGGCCTAATGCACCTATGGGCATTTACTCAGCATCTTTAAGAAAGCGAGAGCTTGGAGAACCTATAACATTTGCAGGCATTGGATCTGTTAGAAATCGTGCAAAACAAATTGGACACATAGATTTATGTGTCGTTGATGAGTGCGATATGATTTCTCATAAAGATGAAGGCGGCTATAGAAATTTAATTAACAGTTTGTTAGAAATAAATCCTGCAATGCGCGTAATAGGTTTTACAGCAAGCCCATTTAGAATGGGACACGGACTTATTACTGACAAGCCAGCTATATTTGACGCGTTGATTGAACCAACAAGTATTTTAGATTTGATAAATAATGGATACCTATCTCCGCTTCGATCTAAATACACACAAATTCATCTTGATGTTAAAGGAGTTCATAAACGCAATGGAGAATATATTGAAAGCGAACTTCAAGCAGCCGTTGATAAAGATGATGTAAATCAAAAAATTGTTGATGAAGTTATTGCTCTTGGGCAAGAAAGAAAGCATTGGTTGTTTTTTTGCTCAGGAATTGACCATGCCAATCATATTAGGGATGTATTAAAAAGCCGTCAAATCGCTGCGGAAAGTGTCAGTTCTTTAACACCTTCATCCGAAAGAGACAGAATACTTAAAGACTTCGCTTCTGGCAAAATTAGAGCTGTTACAAATACAAACATTCTAAGTGTCGGGTTTGATATGCCAGATTTAGATTTGATTGCCATGTTACGTCCAACAATGTCACCAAGATTGTATCTTCAAATTGCTGGCAGAGGCACTAGATTAAAATCTCATACAGATAGCTGCACATTTTTGGACTTCGCCGGTGTAGTCGAAACTCATGGCCCGATCACCGCTGTTAAGCCTCCGTCTAAAGGAGGCGATGGCAACGGAGAAGCTCCTGTGAAAGTATGCGACAACTGTAACGAGCTTGTGCATATTTCGACACCGATATGTCCTGCTTGTGGAACAGAGTTTCCAGTTGTTGAAAAAGCGCCGCTTAAGCTACATGACGTTGACATCATGGGGATGGCAACAAAGGAGATTTGGGTCACTGGCTGGAACTGGTCGAAACACTACTCAAGAGCGTCAAAGATTGAGATGATTAAAGTAGTCTATTACGGCGCTTTATCCGACCTGCCAGTGACAGAGTATCTGTGCGTTAAGCATGACGGCTATGCTGCGATTAAAGCAATGCAAACACTGACAATCATTGCCAAAAACACTGGTGTAATTTTGCCAAAGGGCGGAGATATTGACGAGGTTTGTGATATTTTTAACAATGCCTTTCCGCCTGAAATGGTAGAGTATAAGATGGATGGGAAGTACGCTAGAGTAATTAACAGGAGGTTTAGATATGCGCCCAGATGAACCAGTATGGCTTAAAGAATGGCGGATAATTGCCGCATCAGTTCCAAAGTTATGTCATACCTGCGACTATTACAACGGTGACGGTATGTGCGAGAAGTTCGATATGTACCCGCCAGAAGAATTTGCCGATACTAAAAACGCTTGCGAAGAATGGGAGATTGAGTGTGGTTTTTAATATGATATAATGTGCCTAAAAGGAGGATATTTTTATGGACATAAATTATATTAGAGAAGCATTAAATTATGATTCATTAACAGGAAAGTTAACTTGGAAGAATAGACCATTGCATCATTTCAAAAATGCTCATGCAATGAATATATGGAATTCAAGATTTGCTAACACATTAGCAGGATCAATTTGTTATCAAAAAAAAGATTCAGATTATTATTC